ATGAAGAAAATGATTATTGAGATGATCGAGAAAGTACCGGGCGGTAAAAGTGCGGTCGCAGGCTTTCTTGGTTTTTCAGAAAGCGAGCTAAACAATCGGCTCTATCAGACGAAAGGGCAGCGATTTAAGACGGAAGAGTTAATCGCTATTCAGCAAGAGTACGGCTTAACGGATTTTACCGATTAGATTTGCAGACTGTCCGGTGGTCGTTTTGTACCGAATGTGAGCGCAGATGAGTTAGACAATGCGGAATTATCTTTCTTGCAGATTCAAGAATTATCTGCACGCGGGTTACTTTACAAAATCTTAGAGCAGGCATTGCAAGACGGTGAAATAACGTCACATGAGGAAGACAAAATTCGTCAAGCCTTGAGCAAGCATTTATCGGCGACACAGCTTTCGATTGAGAGTGTGATTGTATTAAACAAACGGCAATAAAAAACCACGGCTGCAACCGTGGCAATTTTCTATCTATGGAGATGTATTTAGTGGGTAAATTATTACCAATAATTAACGAAAATGCAAGCACTTTGACAATGAGCAGTCGAGAGATTGCGGAATTGTGTGAAAAAGAACATCGACATGTTACTCGTGATATTGAAATGATGTTTGAGCAACTTGAAATTAACTCTGAGGGGTATGCCCATTTTTGGACATACTCCCAAAATGGGCAAACTTACCGAGAATTTCTTTTACCTTACGATTTAACCCTTACGCTCATTGCCGGTTATAACGTCAAATTACGCAAACGTATTATTGATCGCTGGCAAGAACTCGAAAATCAACAAAAACCGGCTATAAATATCCCACAATCATTTTCTGAGGCATTACTTTTAGCGGCTGAATTACAAGCTGAGAAAGAACGTAATGCACCTAAAGTGGCTTTTGTAGATCATTATGTCGAAGTGGGAACAAGTAAATCCTTACGCGAAACCGCTAAGATTTTGAAGATGCCGGAAAGAGCATTAATCAATCGCTTGATTGATGACAGATTGCTTTATCGTCAATCCGGTAATTTGTTGCCGTATCAATCTGCTCATTCAAAAGAATTGTTCACCGTCAAAACCGGCACGGCAGAACACGGTCACAATTTCACACAAACACGAGTGACAAGCAAAGGTATTGAATTCATTGCGTCACGTTACGCTTCGAAGTTGATGTTATGAGTCGATTTATTCCCAATTCTTTTCAAATTCCAAATTCTTTTGTTGATGAATACTTAGATTCACTCTCCGGCAAGGCTATTAAGTGTTATTTGCTCATTGCACGGAAAACGACTGGTTGGAGAAAAGATTCCGATCGTATTTCTACCTCTCAATTTATGGCTCAATGCGGTATTAAAGATCGAAAAACGGCTTATGCAGCAATAGAAGAATTAGAATCGGTGAATCTGGTTAATATTGAGCGTAAACAAGGTGAAATTAACGAGTTTTCACTCAACTTTTTCATTGATGAAAATAACGATTTTAAACCAGTACCAAAAATTGGCACTCTACAAAAAACAATATACAAAATATCCCCCCCAAGGGGAATCGGCTACGCCTGCGATTGGAAAAATCAACGCAGAAAATATTCCTTTGCCGGGTTATGTCGATCGTGAGACATGGATCGCTTATTGCCGAATGCGTAAAGCCAAGCGGGCGGAAATTAAAACCCAAGATACGATTAATCGATATTTACGAGACTTGGAAAAACTCAGTGGGGGTGATCCTGATTTGGCGAGGGCAATTTTAGATCAATCTATCGCCAACACCTACACCGGGTTATTTGCGCTGAAGTCCTCGCCTAATCGAACGGTAAACTCAAGTGCAAGCAATGATCCTTTTGCCGATAGCGGCACATGGAGCGTGGGAAGAAAATTAAACATCGCTCCAAGTTTAATTCCGGAGTATTTACGATGAACGCAATTATACCAACTCAGAAAAGTGCGGTCGAAAAATCCGATGTTTCCGGTAATGCAACGAAATTAATTGACCGGATGTTTGCCTGATTGAAATCGCTTTTCCCAGCTGGGAAACAGGCATTTGACAGCATGGAAACTTACAACGAAACCAAGCAAGTATGGCTTGAAGAATTGCTCAAAGCGGATGTGATGACCCCATTGGCATTAAAACGTGGATTAGATCGAGCAGCGGGTTCTGAAAGTCCGTTTTTCCCTAGTGTTGGACAATTTATTGCTTGGTGTAGTGAAGACTATCACGCACTGGGTTTGCCGAACGAAACGGAATTATATCAACGTTATAAATCACTCTTGGGTTATGCCCGATTCAATCAAGCAGAATTTGACTACCGCTCAAACGTTGAGTTTTGGCTATTGAAAAATATCTACGAGAAATGCCGGAAAAAATCGGAAGAGGACACGCTGAAATACATCCCTAAGTTACTTGACAATGCAGCGAAAAAAGTGCGGTCGAATTTTGTTTTTGAGGACATTCCGAAAATGATTCCAGAGAAACCGAGTTTTTACGACAAAGCCCGCGCAGACCAAGCGAGAGAAAGAGCAATGGCCATAATTCGAGGAGCAATGCAATGACCGACACTAAATACCAATGTCCTAAATGCGGTGGGGAAATTGAGGATTGCAGTGCCGGTGATGAATGGGGTTGGTTTGAGACGAACCTTTTCGCTGTGCCGGGCATTACACGGGACGATTCCCGAATGTCAGTCGGGATTGCAGTTTAAACCGCACGAAGTCTTGCGGTTGGTTTAAGTTGGAAGAGTTGAAAAAGGTCGGTGGGTATGAATAAAAAACTATTACGTCAATTTGTAAAAAGTCAATTTCCAACACTTGATTTTAATCAAGTTTGTGCGACTGGAAGAATTAAGATTCAGATAAATCTCCCTTTTATTTTGAAAGGCTTAGATTATAGAAAATTAACTAAAGCCAGACGAATTAAAGGGATTGCAAAAATTAAGGGGCTGACGTAGATTAACAGTTATGTTAGTCTATAAAAATGAAGATAACCCATTGTAAATTAAAGAAATCTATACAAAAAAGGTTACTTGAATTTTTTGTGCTAGAAGTGACCGCTCGTTCAGCAGCAGATCTCCTCGGTATTCAGCCTAATTCGGCAATTCTGTTTTACCATAAAATTCGCCAAGTCATCGACTACCATTTATCCCTTGAAGTCGATGAGATTTTTGAGGGAAAAATTGAGCTGGATGAGAGCTATTTTGGTGGTCATCGTAAAGGAAAAAGAGGACGAGGCGCCAGCAGGAAAGGTCGCTGTATTTGGCATTTTAAAACGACAGGGAAAGGTCTTCACTGTCGTTGTTGAAAATACCAAGAGCGAAACGTTACTTCACTGTTATTAAAAGGAAAATTAAGCCCGATAGCTGGGTTTATACGGATACTTATCGTAGCGATGATGCTCTTGATGTGAGTGAATTTCACCACGAGCGAATTAATCATTCAGAGATATTTGCCGAGCGAGAAAATCCCATTAATGGGATTGAAAATTTTTGGAGTCAAGCCAAGCGAGTACTTCGAAAATATAATGGAATAAACCGAAAAAACTTTCCCTTATTCTTGAAGGAATGTGAATTTCGGTTTAACGTTGGGACACCTAAAATGCAGCTTAAAACCTTGCGAAAATGGTGTGAAATTTAGGGCTAATCTACTTCAGCCCCAAAATTTATCCAAGAAGACGTAAAAATGAATTTGTGGTTCTATTTATTTTTTCAGAGAGATTTTTTAATGAGGGTTGGGAAGTTTAATGGCTAGATTTCAGATGACGAAGTTACCGGGGGGAACTTTTGTGCCGGCAACGGAAACGGAAGCCTTGCAGAAGTTCCGCAACGGCGAGCAATACGAAATCGAAATTAAGCAAGTTCGCAATCCGGCATTTCATCGTAAGGTTTTCGCCTTTTTTAATTTCTGTTTTGAGCATTGGGCCGCAGATAAAACCGAATGGAAATACTTTGACGAACGCAAGCAGTTTGACACTTTCCGCAAGAATCTGACAGTGATTGCCGGCTATAAAGATGTGACTTACAAATTGGACGGCAGCCTACGGGTAGAAGCTCAAAGTTTGAGTTATGGCAATATGGAGCAAGATGAATTTGAAAAATGTTACTCAGCATTAATCAATGAATCAATGCCGCGCTCAAAGAGATTTTTGGTAATACCACAGATGAGAATGTGATTAACCAGTTATATGCGTTTTTTAGGGGAAATAATGGCAAATCTATGAAAAGAAGCGAAAGAGCGTGAGTGCCAAGTGAGACTTGCAGGCATTTGCAATTTTAATCCGAAAACGACGGTATTGGCGCATATCAGAATGGCGGGGATTACTGGTGTAGGGCAGAAAGCAACCGATATATTGGGTGCTTGGGCTTGTAGTTCTTGTCACGATGAAATTGATCGCCGTACCCGCTGCTGTGATTTAGACGAAGTAAAACAGGCTCATGCAGATGGAGTATTTCGGACGATTGCAAACTTAGTCAATGAAGGGAAAGTAAATGGTAGATGAAGTCGTCTTAGAGCTCCCATACCTGCCGACAGTAAATCACTACTGGAAGCATACCCGCAATGGCATTCATTACGTGACAAAGCAGGGAAAGGCTTATCAAAGTGCGGTCGGTTTTTTACCTAAAAATACCAAAAAATTTACCGGAAAAGTGTCGTTAAATGTTGCGATTTACCTGCCGGATAAACACAAACGGGATATTGATAATATTTTTAAAGCATTATTTGATTCGCTGACTTATGCCGGCGTTATCGCTGATGATAGTTTGATTGATAAACTGACTGCGGAAAAGCACAATCCGATAAAAAGCGGAAAAATTGTAGTTACCATAAGGGGATTGGAATGAGAGGTTATACTTTTACTAACATTGAAGCTTTATCTATAAGCTATGGAAGATGGTGTCGAGCCAACCCGAATATCTCATATCCCTCTATGCAACCTTTTTTGCGTGAGGCAACTCCTGAAGATCGTTATCCTGTTATACCATTAAGCGATGAAATGGGAATGCTCATACACGATAAATTACTTGTTATGTGTAAAGTTTCACCATTACTATTTGAAGTATTTATGCGGAAGTATGTATCAAAACAAGAGGTAAAGAGGATATTATTTGAGTTAGATATTAAAGAAGATTTTTATAAAAAGCATCTTTTTGCAGCTAAACAGTCATTGTTACTAATGCTATCCGAAAATAAATGTATTTTTCTTGCTTAAAAATCACTCAAGCAATCAACCGCTTGGCTCTTTTTTCCTATGTTGTGATCTAGATCGCGGAAAAAGTGAAATCAACTTTATAAAATGCAGTTTATTTTTACTTGTATAGAGATCTTGAAATGAAAAAATTAATTTTAAGTATTTTAGTAGGAATTTTATTGACCGGGTGTTCAACTACACCAATTACTGAAAACACTGGTAAGCAGGTTCCTAAAGAAAGAGTTTATGATTTGACATTAACTACCCCGGCAAAAAACACAGCTAAAGTTGTTATTCTTCGTGACTCTGGGTTTACTGGGTCAGGATGTAGTCACGATATTTTTGTAGATAAAACTAAGGCTGTTTCCTTAAAACAAGGGGAATATGCTAATTTGTATGTATCTTATGGTGAACATGTTTTAAGGTTAAAATCAGGAGCTGGATTATGTCCTAATATTGAAGATACTGATTCATTCACAGCAAAAGAAAATCAGACTTTAAAATATAGAAGCTAAATAGACTCAAATATGACACTTAGGTTCGTTAGGATTGAATAAGGATTGAGTATTTTATTCATTATTATTTTAGGGAACAATTACAAGCCTGTTACCAAAACAGGCTTTTTATTTATGCACTCATCGTTTTAGGCGTGACAGACACATTTAAGCCTAGTGCATTGATGATTTTCATAATGGTATCAAAGCGTGGTTTCTCGCTTGATAAAGTTTTATAAAGGCTTTCTCGCCCAATCCCTGTTTTTTCGGCTAATTCTGTCATCCCTTTTGCACGGGCAACAGTATTGAGTGCTTGAATAAATTCTTCGGTTGAACCGTCTTCAAGAACTGTTGCTAAATAAGCCGCCATCATTTTTTCATTTTTTAAATAACGCGCGGCATCAAATTCTTGAATTTTAATGGTCATTTTTAAGCTCCTGTTTGAGTTCTGTCCATATCGCTTTGGCTTGTAAAATATCTTTATCTTGCGTTGATTTATCACCGCCACAAAGTAAAAGATAAGTAATTTCTCCTTTGCGTGCATAATACAGCCGATAGCCTTTTCCTTTTGTGATGCGCATTTCAAATACTCCATTGCCTACGGATTTATGATCGCCGAAATTGCCTAGCTTGGCACGTTCGATACGGGCAACAATATTAACTATCGCCAGTTCATCGGTTAGATTTTCTAACCAGTTGGAAAATATATCGGTTTCTTCAATGATATACATAATCGCCTCTTTTATTTAGGTGTATTGTATAGTTTTGGATACAGAAAGGCAAGCCGAATTTATTTTGAGAGAATTTGACAGAACAAAAATTAAAGAGTATTCTTCTCAAGCTCTTAAAGAGCTAGGTCTCAAAAGCCTTTATCAGTATCGGTATTCACCCCGTTAGCGTGATTTTTTTGTATCTAAAGCTTGTGATCTCTTTCTCTTTACCACAATATTTAACGATACAAAAACAACAATGTAATCAATGATCGACAGTGCGACTAATACAACACCCGAAAGGGGAATACGTCCGCTGGAATACTGACCAGTTTTGAGCTGTCGATCACCCTAACTCAAAATTAGGGCTTCTATTCAGAAGGAAATCAGTATGTCAAATTTAACTATCCTTAATACTAAAATTCGTTCCTTAGATGGTCTTTTTTCTTTAAATGATCTTCACGTTGTATGTGGTAACGATCCTAAACATCGTCCTAATCAGTTTATGCGCCTTGATACAACACAGGGTTTAATTGCTGAAATTGATCGTTCCGCAAATTCTCAAAACTCTAAAAATAGCGATGCGCAGATCTGCGCATCGGTCAAAATTGTCCGTGGCGGTCGCAACCCTGAACTTCAAGGAACGTGGGTGTGTGAGGCATTAGTCCTAGCCTATGCAACTTGGATAAGCCCTAAATTCCACCTAATCGTCTTGAGAGCATTTTTAGCAATGCACCGGAACGAGCCGAAACAGCTTGCCTTGCCGGAACCGGATTACCGCATTGATCATATTTCTCAAAGCGAAGAAGCATTAGCCCTATTTATCAGAATGTATAGCTTTTGTTTCCAAGCGCACGAAATGCAAGAAAAATTACGTGGCACGAACATTCCAAAACAAATGGAAAATGAGATTGGCGGGCAATATCTTTACAATTTCAAATATCCGCTTGAACAAACAATGGCGAAAGCCAAACAGTTTATTCAATCCAATACTGAACGATTGGCATTAGTCAAAGCCTTTCAGCAGTTACTAGATTAAAATTCAACCAAAACTGACCGCACTTTTATGTGTGGTTTTTTATTATCAGGAGAAAATAAATGAAATCTTGGTTTTCCATTAAAGCCGCTGCCAAGGATACGGCCGACATCTCAATCTATGATGAAATCGGTTTCTGGGGCGTAACAGCACAACAATTTTCTAAGGAATTAAAAGCCTAATAACCTGAAACAAATTAATTTGCATATCCACTCGCCCGGTGGCGATGTATTTGACGGTATTGCTATTTACAACTTACTGAAAAATCACCCGGCTAATAAGACCGTCTATATCGACGGTCTTGCTGCCTCTATGGCGTCTGTTATTGCCATGGTCGGGAATGAAGTCATTATGCCTGAAAATGCCATGATGATGATTCATAAACCGTGGGGGATTCAGGGCGGTGATGCCGAAGATATGCGTAAATATGCAGATTTACTCGATAAAGTCGAAAATACGTTGATTCCTGCGTATGCCGAAAAAACAGGTAAAACACCTGAAGAACTTGCAGAAATGCTTTCAGCGGAAACTTGGCTAAACGCAAAAGAATGTGTTGAACAGGGTTTCGCCGACAAACTCGCCGAGCCACTTGTGACAATGGCTTCTATTCAATCAAAAAAACTAGAGGATTACTCAAATATGCCAAAAGCAATGAAAGACATGTTGTTTAAGCCACAAGGCAACGCCAATACCCAAACAGTGGCAAAAAGCGATGAACCAAAACAAGTGCAAGCACAAGTCGAAAAACCGGCTGCTGCTGTCGATAATACGGCACAAGTACAAGCGGCAATGGCACAACGCAACCAAACTATTCAAGCGGTGTTTGCGCCGTTTAACGGACAATTTAACGATTTATTAGTGGAATGTTTGGGCGATGTCAATATCACCGCTGAACAAGCCAAAGATAAATTACTGGCAAAACTCGGTGAAGGCACCACGCCAAGCGTCCCACAAAGCCATATCCACGCGGGCAACGGAAATCTTATCAGTGATAGTGTAAAAGCCTCATTACTTGCCCGAGCCGGTCTTGAAGAAAACCAAAAAGACAACGCTTACAATGCAATGACCTTGCGTGAGCTTGCCCGTGCGTCATTGGTCGATCGTGGTGTGAGCGTACTCAATTACAACCCAATGCAAATCGTCGGCATGGCGTTTACCCATTCCACTTCTGATTTCGGACAAATCTTAATTGATGTAGCGCATAAATCCGTGTTGAAAGGTTGGGCTGAAAGCACTGAAAACTTTGAGCAATGGACACACAAAGGCACCTTAACCGACTTCCGTCCGGCTTATCGTGTGGGCTTAGGGGGCTTTGATAGCTTGCCAATGGTGCGTGAAGGGGCAGAATATACTTACGTGACCTTGGGTGATACCGGTATGCACGTTTCCCTTGCCACTTACGGTGGATTGTTCAGCATTACCCGTCAGACCATCATCAATGACGATATGAATATGCTGACCGCTATTCCGTATAAACTCGGACAAGCGGCACGCGCGACTATTGCCGATTTGGTCTTTGCCCAATTAACCGGTGATCCGGTAATGAGCTACGACAACAAAAAATTGTATGACGCAGCGCACAAAAACACGCTAACCGGTGGGAAAATTGATATTGCCACCATTGATAGCGCCATTCAGTTAATGAATGCGCAAAAATCCTTTGACGGCAAACAGCTTGCGATTGAACCGGATTTATTGTTGACACCGACCGCACTTTACACCAAAACCAAACAAGTGTTAGGTTCAAGCTCAGTAGAGGGGGCGGATATTAATGCGGGCATTATCAACCCGTTACAAAATATTGTGCCGGTCACTAAATCCCAACGTTTACAGGCACACAATGCCAAACAATGGTATCTCATCAATAAAGAGGCGATTGAGGTCAGCTACTTAAACGGTGTGGAAACCCCGTTTATCGACCAACAAACCGGCTTTACTGTCGATGGCGTTACTACCAAAGTACGTATTGATGCCGGTGTAAATGTATTAGACCACCGCGGCATTGTACGTGTAACCAACGCTTAACCCATGTCGTCGTACTGAACGATTTAATCGCTATTGCGGTAACGGATATTGACAACAAAGCAACCGGTACAGGCATTGTCGGCGGGGTATGGCGTGTTAAAGCCAAACAAGCGGATGACATCAAACAAGGTGCAGTGTTGTACTGGTCGGATGCCGACGGTGCAACGCTTACTGCAGGCGGTAACAAACGCCTAGGCATTGCGTGGACGGATTCTGACACGGCTTCGGCGGAAGTGGATGTGAAAATCAATGCCTAGCCCGTTTGATAATGCCCTAACAAAGGCGGATAGCGTGATAACGGAGGTTATGCTGTCCGTTTTTTTGATTAATGGCAAACGCTATAGAGCGGTATTGGATGAATCACCTAACCTAATGGGCGATAGTTATCGTGATGATCACCTGATAAATGGTACAACCCGCACACTGACGCTTTTTAAAAGATCGGGTTATAAGCCGAGATTGGGTGATGTGGTGACACAGCGAGGGCAAAGCTACATTGTGCGTAGTTTTAGTTTTGTGGACGATCTAATCGTATTGCAATTGGAGTAATAAATGGGTGCGAAAGTTACTGGACTTGAACAGCTTACTGCCAATATTCAACGCTTATCGAAACAAACTGTGCCAAAAAGTGTCGCCAAAAGTATTAATAAAGTGGCAAGAAAGGCGATGAAAAATGGCACTAAAACGGTTTCCAAGCAGGTTAATGCCCCGGTGAAATTAATCCGTAAACGCGTGCAACTTAAACAGAAAGCCACCTCAAGAATCCCTGTCGCTAAAATTAGTGTTAATCGGTCGAATTTACCGCTGATACGCTTATTGGAAGATCCAAGGCGAAAGGTGATCGCACGGCAGGGGCAAATCAAAATCGGCAAACATCGCATTCAACGTGGATTTATTCAAACGTTAAAAAACGGACGAATCCATGTCATGCAACGACAAGGCAAAGCCCGTTATCCGATTGATGTCGTAAAAATTCCCCTCTCAGGGCCTTTGACGCAAGCTTTTCATGATGAACTGAAAGATTATCAAGAACAAGTGAAAGTGGAACTGGTAAAAGAATTAAGCCGTGTTTTTCATAAATAGGAGAAAAAATGCTTGTTCATCAAAAAATAAGACATCAAATTGTTGAATTACTGAAACCTCAAATCACCGGTGTTCAACATTTTTATTCCGGTCGCCCGCTCTTTATTGACATTGATCAGGATAAATCGGCGATTGCCGTATTTATTGATGATATTCAATGTGATGAATTGACCCTTTGTTCGCACGAGTGGGAAGCGTCTTTAAATATCGCCATTTATCTTAAACATCGGTAGGCGAGGATGAATTAGATAATATTGCCGAACAAATCAAAAATCGTTTAATGACGGCGATCGAAAATGACGAATTGCCAAGTCAATTAAATGAAATCACCTTGTCAGGTTATACCTACGAGCAAGACCAAACCAACCGCACTTGGTTCGTCGCCAATGTGCGTTATCAAATTAAATATGAGGATTAAATTATGGCAACAAAAACCACGCCTTTCCAAGGCACAAAATTTTATCTTGGTGTCGGACACACCGAAGAAAAAGCGATTACCGCTTGTACCGTCAAACCCAATGCAACCATTACCGCTGCCGGACATGGTGCTAAAACAGGGGATTTTATCAAAGTAAGTAATCTTGGTTCGCTTGACGGTTACTATCCGGTTAAATCCACAACGGCTGATAAAATCACCTTAGCCGATGAGGTGAATTGGAGCGGAAGCGATCAACCGACTGATTTTACCTCTGCCAAAGTGTCAATTGTGAGATGGTCATCTAATTTCTGTGCGATTAAACAGATTGAAGGTGACGGCGACACCTTAACGGAAGAAGACATTACCACAATGTGTTCGGAAGGCACGGAAACCGAAGCGGGCGAAATTGAATATGGTTCAATTAAATTGACTTTCTTCTATGCGCCGGCAACCACCATGCAACAAGATTTGCGTCAAAAATTCTACGCTAAAGAAACGTTCCCGTGGATGATGGTGTTGAAAAATGAGCAAGGATCGCTTTATGGCACCGGGTTTATTCAAACCTCGCCAAATTTCAGTGGTGAAGTAAAAGGCAAATTTGAATCAGGTGTGACGATTAAAAAATCGAAACGTGATTATTTATTGCCGGTCAGTGCATAACCCAAAGTGCGGTTAAATTTGACCGCCTTTTACGAAAAATAAAACCCGAGGAGCAGCCACTCTTCGGGTTTATTCATTCCGATTAAGAACAATTTAAAAGGAATAATTTACAGTGGAAATTATAACCAACCTTCTTCCTTTATTCAAGGAGCAAGCTATGCAATATGGATTATGGGAAACGACCTTAGCCTATTTAGTGTTAGGTGTATGTTTCATTATCGCTTGGCGACTTCCAAACATTATTAATTCAATTAAAAACAAAGGTGAAAAACAATGAATTTACGTGAAAAACTTTTAGCCAATAAACCCAAAGTAAACAAAATCAAAATTAATGGTGATGATTATTATATCCGTGAGTTTACTGTTGGTGAGGCAAATCAAGCAATTTACGGTGCGCAACAAGAATTAATCAAAATCGCACGTACACAAGGGATTGAACTCAATTTTGACGATGAAACGGAACTTACAAAACAGCTTGCACAAGTTTACGATCCTTATCGTTTACCACGTGCTTTGGCTCAACGCCTATGTGATGAAAACGGCAATAACTTATTCAGTCCTCAAAATGAGGAAGATTTGAAAGCGTTATCTGAATTGGATAAGTCAGTGTATGAAGAGCTGAATAATGCAATTGCGGAGCTTGAACCAAAAAACTCACCAACCGAAGAAAGTTCCAAATAAACCTCTCGCTTTCTCTCGGTAAAACCCTAGAGGAAATTGAGCAAATGCCAGAACGCCATTTGGCAGAATATGAGCTTTTTTATCAAGAGCAGCCTTTCGGGCTTTGGCGCGAAGATTATCGCACTGCTCAAATATCCCATTTATTAGCCATAATAAACCGTGATTCAAAATCAAAACCACCCGAATTGTCAGATTTTATGCCGTTTTATCGGGATAAAAGTGAGGGTGAAAATGAAGATGACGGTACGGCGGAATATTTAGCGAATCGATAAATTATTCATTGCTTTTTGATTGTTTATAGATTGCAATTTATATAAGTAATAAGGAAAGGTAGTTACTGTATGAAGCAAGAATGGGAAATCATTTTACAAGACCCACTTTTGAATTGGTTTGAATCTTTAATAGAAGAGGATTTATTAAAAATCTACGCTGCACTTGAATTATTATCAACAGAAGGTCCACAGCTAGGAAGACCTTATGCTGATACTATTCAAGGCTCAAAATATCCCAATTTAAAAGAATTGCGTGTACAGTCTAAGTTATCGGTATTTCGTTTGTTTTTTATTTTCGACCCTATTAGACAAGCTATTGTGTTGTGTGGTGGATATAAAAAAGGCAAAAAAGGCAAAAAAGAAAAGCTTTTTTATAAAGAGATGATCGCTTTAGCAGAACAAACTTACGATAATTACCTTTCTACATTTTCACAGGAGCAAGAAAATGAGCGTAAAATTTAAAGAATTGATGAATGGGCTTCCGGCTGAAAAGCGCGCTGAAGTCAAAGCTATGGCTGAAGAAATGCGTATGGAGTTACAATTACATCGCATTCGTGAAGAATTTGAAATTTCACAACAGCAAATGGCAGAAGCGTTAAATATTAAACAACCGTCGGTTGTAGCTTTAGAAAAAAGAGGAAATGATATTAAGTTATCATCGGTTAAACGTTATGTAGAAGCGATGGGCGGTGCATTAAGTTTATCCGTTGAGTTACCTACAGGGAAAACGGTGACTTTCAATCTTTAAGGGTAGGGCGTGAACTAAGGAGGAGCATATGTACGGAGCATTATTAGAGCTACTAGATGTTGGCACCAATGTACGCTACTTCATTGGGGCGATTATTGCCGAACTGTTAATACTTACTTTCGGTGTTCCTTTCCTTATTCGAAAATTTGCTCCAAAGGATAAGCAACAGGCTATACTGGATTGGTATTTTTGGCGTAACCGTTAATTAATTATAAATATTTGAAAGCTCGCAATATGCGGGCTTTTTTATTGGAGTAAATATGTCCGATCAATTAGGAAAATTAGGCATTCAATTAACACTTGATCAAGTCCGTTTTCAGCAAAATTTAGAAAGAGCGCAAAATAAGGCTCGGCAATTTTCCTCACGAACAGTGCAATATTTAAATAATATTGAAAAAGCTGCCAAAAACTTAAATAACTTAAGTCGATTGAATTTTTGGAGTGGTCTTGCCGGCGGTCGCTTAGTTGAATTGAAAAATTACGCTGATAGTTATACGGAAATTAAAAATCGTCTGAATCTTGTTGAAAGTGCCGGCATAAATGCAAGCCGTGGTATGGAATCGGTTTTTGATATTGCATTACGTACAAACCAAAGTATTAGTGCAACTTCAACGGTTTATCAAAAATTTGCACAAAACGCCTCATCTTTAAAAATCAGTCAAGAACAAGTTGCCTCTCTCACTGAAACCGTTTCAAAAGCGGTGGCGATTTCCGGTTCAAGTGCCGCATCGGCAGAAGCCGCAATCACTCAATTTGGTCAAGCATTAGGTAGTGGTGTTTTACGTGGTGATGAATTTAATTCCGTGATGGAGCAGGCACCCGGATTAGCGCAAGCACTTGCCCGTGGGCTTGGGGTGACAACCGGTGAACTTCGTGAAATGGCTAATGACGGAAAGCTTACAATGGATGTGCTTATTCCCGCACTTGAGAAAGCAAAATCTACAGTAGATGCTCAATTTAGCACACGTGTTTTAACGATTTCTGCGGCATTTGAGAATCTGAATACATCTGTTACAAAATGGATAGGCGAAACGGATCAAATGTTTGGTATAAGCCGTCGCGTTGCAGATGTAATTAATGGTTTAGCAGGTCATTTAACCACTCTTGCGGCAGCTGCGACAAGTGTTGGTGCGGCATATAGTATTAATAAAATTCGTTCATTTATTTCTGAAAGCAATGCGCAAGCCAATGTTGCGCTTAAGGCTGCACAGGCAGAAGTTGCAAGAACAGCAGCGTTGAGACAAGAAGCGCAAGCTGAAATGAGCTTGATCCAAATTAAGATCGCTCACGCTCGTACAGAAGCAGAATTAGTTTCTGCAAAACAACTTGCTGAAGTTCAGAGTAGAAAATTGACGAATGCCATTAATATGGAAGCGGCAGCACAGCGAAATCTTGCTATTGCCCAAAAATCAGCAAATATCGGTAATCGGGCATTAGGCGCAGCATTGGGATTTGTTGGTGGACCTGTGGGCGCTACAATTATTGGTATTACGGCTCTTGCCGGCGCCTTTTATGAATATTCACAAAAAACCGAACAAGCACGACAAGATTCCCTCGCTTTTGCCGATTCGCTTGATGTAACGGCTGAATCACTCAAAGCAATGACGGGTGAGGTACTAGGCGGAATGAAAGCCAAGTTAGAACAATCAATCGGAGTGCAGCGTGAGGAATTAGCTAAGCTACGTGATGAATTGGCAAAACTCGAACAGCAGGCTAAAAATTCCGCTCGGTTAATGTCTGAACATGGTCTATCAGACAATAAGACTATCCTTGAAGCTTACAATAAGCTGCTACAAGAAGTTGCCATTAAAAAAGGTGAAGTATCCGCAGCAAATCAAAAGTTGGAAAAATCGGAACGGAACCTTGCAACAATTACGGAGCAAGTGCCGGTAGCCGAACTTAATTCAAAACTCAAAGAGTTATTGCCAAGCCTAGATTTATCAAAAGTAAATATTGATAACGTAGGTTTTTCTCTGGAAGATTTAAACCGTATTTTCCCCTCTGCTGAAAGCGGAACGGTGTCTATTACAAGTGCGGTTGAAAAAATGGGCGCAATGGCATTACTGGTTGCAGGGCAGTTTGATGCCTTAGGGTTATCAATCCAAACTGCATTAAGTGATAAAGCACAGAATATCATTGATCGCCAAAATCGTCAGATTGCGATTAATAATGCCAAAACACCGGAAGAAGCAAGACGATTAAAAGCTGAAGATGCTGCAATCAATGCCGGCTTTAAAAAAGGAACGGCTGATTATGATGCGGTATATAACAACTCTTATGAGTTGTTTAAGTCTCAAGAGGATAAAAAAGAGCGTGACAAAGCAAAGAAGAAAGGCGCTAAAACCGATTATGTAAAACAATACACCGAGCAGCTCACCCAAATGCAACAACGTTTGGCGGAATTAAAAGCCAATGCTCAAGATATTGCGCTATTCGGTCAGCCAAGCCAATATCAAGAGGTGAATAAGCTCACGCAAGATATTGCTGCCAACGGTGAAAAATATGCGCACTTTGGCACAGAGGGGTTAGCCAAACTAAAAGAAATGGCGGCAAAGATTGATTCAACCCAACAAAAAGTGGCAATTAATCAATTTACTTATGACAACACCGAAAAATTAGAGGCGATGGAGTTTGAATTAACTTTGCTTGGTAAAACCCGTCAAGAGCAAGAATTAATGCAATATAACCATCAACTCGATCTTGAAGCGGCAAGATTGAAAATTGGTATGAGTGAAGAAAACATTGCAAAACTTGATGAGGAAATTGCGAAATTAAAAGCACGCCGTGCGGAGATTCAAAAACAGAATGAAGAATCTCGAGGAAGTGCAATGATAGGATTTCAACAAGGTATGCAAACCATTGAAGATCAAGTTTCCAATGTCGCGGGTAATATCAGCAACCTCACAGTAACTGCTTTCAATAATATGTCGGATGCGCTTACTGATTTTGTAATGACCGGAAAAGCTGATTTTAGAGGAATGGCAGTATCAATCATGAGGGATATATCCAACATGATTGTAAAAATGATGTTATTTAATGCTATTAAATCAGCTGCTAACGCAGTAGGATTTGGTTTCTCTGGTGGTGGAGTTGTAGGTTCGCCGGATATGCGCTATGTCGGTGGGTTAGTTGGATTTGATGGAGGCGGATTCACTGGATTAGGTGGAAAATATACACCTGCGGGTATCGTTCACAAAGGTGAATATGTTTTAACGAAAGAGGCAACTTCTCGCATTGGTTTAGATTATTTAAATTATCTTAATTATGGGAATGCATTTCGTGGACGTGGATTTGCAAATGGCGGGGGAGTAGGCGTACCTCGTTTGCCTCAGGTCAATTACGAGGCGGGGCGTGCTTCCGGCAATATCTCGGTGAAAGTGATTAATAACGGTGAGCCGATGGATGCAAACGTAACGCAGAAACAGCGCAACGGACAGATGGAAATCACCGTCGAATTAATGCGTCAAATTGCCCGTGCCGAATCAAATGATGTGATTCAACAAAATATGCGTGCCGGCGGTATCTTTGCCCGCTAATTCAGCCACAAAAAACAAGCCCCGAGTAACCGTTAATTACTTGGGGCTTTTTATTTACCCATTAGTAGGAATGAGTAATAAATTACAATGAAGTATATCAAAACAAAGTTAAAAATTCATCTTTTAAGCCCACAGTATCGTGAGCGAGTATGGCTCAATGTTACGCCGACATCAACCGCTAATTCAAAAGCTCACTGCCGACTTTAAAGTCGAAATGTGGGGCGATGAAAACTGGAACCGAGTTCTTCCAACCATTCGGGATAACGATATTCTCAGACCAAAGCACCGACTAGGCGGATTCTAAAACTTATTCAAAACCGACCGCACTTTCATGTGCGGTTTTTTTATGGAGAGAAAAAATGGTCAAAGTTAGATTTTACGGTGCCCTTAAACAGTTTGGCACTGAATTTAATTTAGAGGTAAACAACACGGCAGAAATTGTCCGAGCATTAACAAGTCAAATTCCAAATTTACGCCAATTTTTACAACAAGGCTTATTTAAAGTGCGTATTGGTAAAGATTATCTTGATAGCCGCTATTTAGAAAAGGGGATGTTCTATCAGTTAAAAGAGGGAATGTCAGTTTGTTTTACACCAGTGCTAAAAGGATCGAAAAAAGCGGGATTATTTCAAACCATCGTTGGTGCGGTAATGGTTGTTGTAGGTTACGCAATGTCTTGGACGGGTGTCGGGGCAGTAGTAGGTAATCTTGGTGTTGGGCTTTTGCTTGGAGGGGTATCTCAAATGCTCACTAAAATGCCTTCAATGCCGGGCATGGGAAACGAACAAGAAAAGAAAAATTCAACATCATTTTCTAATCTATCTAATATGGTAGCACAAGGAAAACCAATGCCGTTGGCTTATGGGCGAATCAGAACGGGAGCATTGATTATTTCACAAGGTATTGAAACGATGGATGTTGATGTCGCACCGCCGGAGCAAAATCAAGGCAGACGCAGATTTGGCGTAAGGTAGACGAAAAAACTTAACTTAATATAAAACAAACCCCGAAAGTTTGCCGCTTTCGGGGTTTTTCATATCCACTTACTTACCCTAAGAGGACATAAACTTTGGATAATTTTACAACAATCATTCCTTTTATCAAGGAGTTTATAATGGAATATGGTTTCTTACAAACAATTCTAGGTGTTGCTTTTCTTATTTTTATTTGGCGTTTGCCGAATATTCTTGCCGTGATTAAAGATTGGAAAAAATAGGAGTGAATTATGGGTAAAGGCGGCGGTGGCGGACGTACACCGGTTGAAGCAAAAGAAAGCGGACGCAGTAAGCAGCTTGTCAAAATCGTTGAAATTATTTCAGAAGGGGAAATTGCAGGCTTAGCAGACGGGATGAAATCCGTCTATCTTGATAATACCCCTATTCAAAATCAGGACGGCTCTTACAATTTCAGCAATGTTCAACTTGAAGGGCGGGTAGGTTCACAGGTTCAGGATATTATCTCCGGTTTCAATACGTCAGAAAAAGAAATCTCGGTTGGCACACAAGTGCGGAAGACAACACCGATTACCCGCACGATAACAGATAGCAAAGTCTCCCGTTTACGTTTAACCCTTGGTGTTCAATCACTGTTCCAACAAAACGATCAGGGGGATACGAACGGTGCAAGTGTAAACTTAACGGTGTATATCGGCAATCAGCACTATCCAATAACGATTAGTGGCAAATACAGTTCACAGTATTTACAGCAACATACCTTTTCCGATTTGCCTGCGATGCCGTTTACGATTCGTGTTGAACGAAACTCAGAGGATAGCAAATCACAGCGATTGCAAAATAACACGGTATGGGCGAGTTACACGGAAATTATCGATACGGAATTTACTTATCCGAACACGGCGTTAATCGGGGTGAAATTTGATTCGGAATATTTCTCGAATATCCCGAATCGCACTTATGATGTCAAAGGGATTAAGGTCAAAGTACCGTCAAATTACGATCCGAAAACCCGACAATATCGCGGTATGTGGGACGGCACCTTTAAACTGGCGTGGTCGGATAATCCGGCTTGGGTGCTTTATGACATTGTGACCAACAAACGCTATGGCTTGGGACAACGTCTAGGGGAGTTTGGCGCAGATAAATGGGCGTTGTACCAAGCGGCGCAATATTGCGATCAATTGGTGCCGGATGGCTTTGGCGGTGAAGAACCTCGTTTTACCTGTAATGTGTGGTTGACTGAGCAACAGGCGGCTTATGATGTGATCAATGATATTTGTTCGATTTTCCGTGCAATGCCGGTATGGAATGGGCGAGAACTCATGGTCGTAATGGATCGTCCGTCCGATCCGGTGTGGACTTACACCAATGCGAATGTTGAAAACGGTGAGTTTACTTACACCTTTTCAGCCAAAAAAGCCCGTCATAATGCGATCCAAGTGGAATATGCAGATAAAGACAATGCTTATGAAAAAACCATTGAATATGTATCAGATGATGAGGCAATCCGAAAAAATGGTTTAAACGTGAAGAAAATCACTGCATTTGGTTGTACTTCCCGTGGCCAAGCACACCGTACCGGCTTGTGGTTATTACAGACTGAAAAACTGGAAACCAAAACCGTGACGTTTACTGTCGGAACGGAAGGGTTAATGCACATACCGGGCGATATTATCAAGGTGGCAGATATTGATTATGCCGGCACCAATATCGGTGGGCGGGTATTAAACATTGACGGTAGGAACGTCACGTTAGATCGTGAAATCGACATCACGGCAAATAGTTACTTTACCTACATCAATGCACAGGCAAAACATCAAGATATTAAAATTTTGTCAGCAAATGGGGCGGAAATCACCCTCGATACTGAACCGACAGGCTTGACGGAATATGGGGTTTGGTCGCTCACCACGCAACGAATCAATACGCAATTATTCCGTGCCTTAAGTGTGAAAGAGCAAGACAAAGGCAAATATACCATTGTTGCTTTACAACACGAGCCACAGAAAGAAGCCATCGTTGATAACGGGGCGGTTTTTGAACCGAAAGCGACCAGTATCCTTGTCGTGCCGAAAGTCAATGATATTCAAATCCTCACCAATCCGGACGGCAGTATTGGCATTAATGCTGATGTTAGCGGCGGAAACGGCTTGGTGAAATACGATGTGCTTATCTATAAAGGCGACAACCTCTTTGAGGTACGTCTTGGATTAAAATCACCGGAGCTTGATTTAAGCAACCTTACCAATGGCGAGTATCTTGTCGTGATTCGTGCAAGAAATGACAAGGGGCAGCTACTTAACGAACGTACACAAGAGTTTATTGTTGATCGCCCTCCTGCACCAACCGGTGTGCGGACAACAGGCGGTTTAGGCAATATCACGCTTGAGTGGGATTGGATAAATGACGCGACAGCTACAGAGATTTTTGCAGCAGAAACGGACGATATTCAAACTGCAAAACGTATTGCAAAAGTCACCGCTCGAATGTACACCCACGAAGTGGGCGCAAAACAAGTGCGTTACTATTGGTTACGTCATACCCGTGGCATTAATGTCGGCCCGTTTTATCAACAATCCGGCTTAAGGGCGGAAAGTGCGGTCGATATTGACGAAGAATTAGCGCTGCTTAATGAAAAGTTGTCACAAAATATCATCAATGACGTGATTGATACCGCATTGCCGGCACGCAATCTTGAGCTAATCAAAACGGTGACGGGATTAAACGTTAATGAGTTTGCAGGCTATAACCAAGTCCATAACACCACTGACGGCAAGTTATACACGTGGAACGGCACAAAATACGTTGATAATAGTGTGGATGTTGGAAAACTACAAATTCCCACTAAACAGCTCACAGGAACGATTGGCGCACAACAAATCGCTGCAAATGTTATCGGCACTCAGCACTTAGGTGCAAATGTGGTAACGGCTGACAAAATAGCAGCAGACTCAATTAGTGCCGCTGCATTACAAGCCGGTGCAGTGCGGGCGAATCACGTTGCAGCAGGTGAGCTAACGGCGGATAAATTGGCGATTGGGTTGGGTGGGAATCTCTTGTATAACCCGATTTTTGCGAATAATGGTAATGGTTGGACGATGTATGTTGATTCCGCCAATATGGATAATGCGGATTGGACTTTTAATAATCTAATCGGCGCATATCAAGGCGGAGCGTATCTACCTACCGAACTTAAATTTAGGTGGCAAAGAAACCGCAAAAATACAAACACAGGTAATGTTAGATTAGGTGGACTTTATCAAGATTTAAGATTGGTAAAAGATAAATACTATTGTTTCTCTGCCTATATTGGTGCGCATAGAGCTTTTATTGATTTGAACATTGAACAAGGTTCAGTACAAATTATTAAAAAATCGTGGAGTGGACGAGGTAAAAATGGCGGTTACGGTAACAACAATACTGAAACCGGTATTGAAGAAAACAGGCGTATCTATGTGATATTCAAAGCGACAGGTGATAATGCTACCTATCGTATGATTATCAATATGTGGGCGGAGGGTGCGCAAAATAACCCGGCTTTAATGATTCGCAGACCGATGCTTGAAGAGTGCTTACCGACCACCAAAGAACCGAATGTATGGCAAAATGCCGGCGTAACGTCTATTCACGGCGGATCGATTGTCACAAACACCATCACTGCTCAACAAATCGCAGCAAACACGATTACATCTAATCAGATTGCAGCCGGTACTATCGCCGCTCGAAATATGGCAGCAGGCAGTATCAATGCCTCGCATGTTGTCTCTAAGACATTAACTGCGGATAAACTCAATATATCAAGCTTATCTGCGATTAGTGCGAATTTGGGCAGCATTACTGGTGGCTCATTGAATATCAACAATCGGTTTAAAGTGAGCAACCAAGGGCAAGTTGAGATGAGAGCTAATCAAGGAAATGTAGGGCTTGTTATGAATAATGAATACATTGTTGTTTATGATCAGCAAGGGAACCCACGATTGAAAATAGGAAAATTAAGATGATTTATTTTTTAGTTATTGTTCTTATTGCCGTGGTTTTTACCACGGTTTTCTTTTTGAAAAAAAGAAAAAAATCAAAAAGAACAGGAGGTAATGATATGTACGGTGTCGAGGTCTATGAAAATGGTCAGACATTTGATATTGCAAACAAAACAGTATTGCTTGTTGATAGATTTACAATTCCCTACGGACAAAATGGGAGTAAATCTTATGATGATAATGTTTTGACTGCAGTATATACCGTGTCTGGTGGCTATATATTTGGAAATGACAGTTTATTACCGAAGTTCCGGATTGAAGGTAAAACTATTCATTGGGAATGGGTACGTTGTCGAAACAAACCATATGGAAACAATATTACAGTTTTAGTTTTGGGGTGAATTATGGATAAATATGGAATACATCTTTTTGGAAAAAATTTTTCAATGACAGATGAAAAATTACTTGTTTGTGTACATGATATTGATGTTTCGGGTCAATTAACTCAAGGGTGGTGGGATTTACCTAACACTGATATTTTAAACACTAATGATTATTCCGAAGATGAGGTGCTTGTTTTTGCAAATAGACATTTCATTACGTATTTTGAAGGCGTTAGACAAGCCTCGTGGGGCGGTTCAAAACATACAGGTGTATTTGGTTATTATAGACCAATTATCCGCAAAAAAGATGGGCATTTTCAAATACGAATTAGATCTAATTTTCCATTTGCTAATAATCATGATTGGGAAGGTGTAAAATTAAAAGATCCATATTTTTATGGGTTAAATGATCGTGCTAATCTTCAAAAGGCAAGACTTAGACTAAAAATAGTTGTCCCATTAAAGAAAATAAACGATATTCCTCAATACGGAATAGCTGTTTATGACGAAAATGGAAACTGCAAATATTGTAATGCTACGAAGGGTTATGCGAAACGTCTTAGGGTTCATAACTTAGGATTAAGCTCTTTCTCTAGAAACGATAGCAATCATTATGCTCAAGAGTTTAGAAATAAAACACAAACTATAACACTTGGGAATAATGAATTTATGTTAATTTCCCCGGTTGGATATTATGATATGTGTTATCCTACACCCGGCAACAGAGGTTACTTTGACGCTGGAGAAATTTTACCCACAATATCAGAAAAAGGAATGGTATCAATTACTTTAGTATCTGAATTTTATGTAGAATCCAGAAAAAAAAGAACATTTCCATCACAAGCTAGTGATTATTATACAAATTACAGTATTATAAACCCGTTAGTACTGATTGCCGAATTTTAACTGCATAAAAGGTCGGTTAAATTTAGGCGTTTTTTTAAACATAGCCTCGATAGTGAAAACTATCGGGGTTTTCTTTTATCTAAAACAAGGAGTTTTTATTATGACAACATTTAACAAAATCCAATGTATTCCGCCATTGCAAGTTACAGCACGCAAGAAGACGGTTCAATTAATGCCAAATATGTCATTGGTACCGGCACGGATAATGACGGTGTGGTAACTGATTTCACGCCTATTATCAGCGAGTATAAATGGATTGATGCCGAAGCAGCGAAAGCGATTAATGATGCACCTTTCACTAAGGAAGACATTGGTAAAACCCCAACACAAATTATGCTTGCGCGAATCTACAATCATTTGAAAGAAACGCAGCAAATTTACGTTTAATCATAGCCCTCAAATGAGGGCTTTTTTATTGGAGCGAAAATGGAACAAATCGACTTAGAGATGGTTTGAGGCGACGATGAAGGTTTTACATTTGAGATTGTAGAAGATGACGAGCAAGAAAGTGCGGTCAATTTTGATGGTTGCCGGTTTGATTTACACATTAAACCGAAACGAGGAGAAATCATTAAATTGTCATCCGAAACGGGTGAAATTGCAGTAGAAAATCACCTTATCTACATCTCAATCTCACACGATAAAACGGAAGGTGTGAAATGGGAATCTGCCAAATGGGATTTACAGTGTATCGACCAGTATCAAAAAGTGCGCACGATTGCCGGTGGAGAATTAACGTTAGTTCACGATATTACGATGGTTAATGATGAGTAGTCCTTTTACATATAAGAAATTGTACAAAGTGCGGTTAATCAAATCTCAATATATCGTCTTAAACCACAGAGAATATGACGAATCTCTCAACAAAATTTACCAACAAACAAAACAGGAGCTTAGAAATGGCGAGAATAAATAAAAACGAACCCGTCGATGCAATGTTTGCTTACAACGTGGCAAAAGATATAGTTAATCTTGAAAACGAGATTGAAGTATTAAAAAATCAGCCTGTCCCACGGGTAATGGAAGTAGAAAACAGATTGGTTGCAACAGACAATGCTGTGTACAGACAGGTAAAGAACTTGGCTAATATCAAGCTCGTTCAGACAGGGTATAGAGACGGTATTTTTTGGTATGGTGACAGACCAAATGATGGCTATTGGTTAGACCCTTTTACCCAGCGGGTCTATTTAAGACGTGACAATCAAGACAGTGAAGTGGAATTGCCAAGTCCGGAGCTTGTGCGCAGATTGAATATTAGTTACCGCGTTAGCCAATGGGGTGAGCTAATGGGTTATCCGCTCTCAGATGACAGTCACGTGCTGAATATGGATTTTGAAGAATTTAAAAAAATCTCGATTGAAGCGGGAATATTTGTTTTTGAAAATCTCAACAATAAATATAAAACAACAGGATTGTTTAATCTTACTTCTGCCGGTGAATCTTTTAAACTCTATTACCTCGGCGTGGAGGTTTATTCAGGCATAATAGAAGATGGCGGGAATGAGTCTGATCGTTAAAATAAATTTTTGATAAAAGCGCGGTAGGTTTACCGTGCTTTTCTTTGATAACTCAACCCTGTCACTTTGATTAAAAATAGCAAATTAACCTGAAAAAACGTTCCGAAATGAAATTGACGAATATTGATTTATAAAGAAAAATTTATAGCAAAATCGCAATAATTTTGGAACGTAAAACGGCTATAAAGCCTTTTAGAATCTGGATTTAATGTTATTTTTTCCAAACAACGTGGAATTCACGATTTTCTTCACTGTGAGAAATAAGGAATTTGGCAAAGACATCGTCCATTTCATCTTTATCATTGACTAAACCGATCCAGACTTCGGCAAAAGCCTCCGGATCGATTAATACCCCGATTTCCTGTTCCCAATCTTCTGCCGTTTCGACAAATTCCACGGCGCCACGATCTTCAAATTGGAGATTAAATAGCATAATATCCGCCGGATCTAAATTTTCTCCCGCCATTTCCAAGAAGATATCATAAGCAATGTCAATTGCGGCATCAGGATCAAGTTTTTGAAGTTCAGTTGTCATAATTTTGCCTCTTTTTCAATTATGGGCGGTATGATACTGAAATAAAAAGTGCGGTCAAATTCATTTGTGTTTTTTATCATTAAGAGCCTACACTTCAACCCGTTTGCCAATATCTCTCAAATTGGAAAATTGCTCAAGTAGTCTTGGTGCGTCATCAAGACTTGTGGCAAAAGTCCAAAGATAGGTAATCACCGCATAAATGTGCCCCGCTTGTACATTTTCTGTCATTGCCAAGCGAACGACAGTAACGCCAAATAAAATCGCAGAAACAATACCGATCCATAAATAGCCATCGGCTTCACGGTTTGATAATCGAATGCGTAATGTTGCTAGCCAATCATAGTGCTTATTTAAGTGATAATGGCTTTTTTGTTCAATCACATTGACTTCTTTTTCCAAATGGTCATTGAATTTCAA